CTCCAACGTTTCCTGTCTAACTTTGGCTAAAGTGTTTTGTAATGCATCAAGTTTAGACTTTGATAAATTGTCCATTATTTCCTTCTCTACAACCACTTCTACTATCTTTTCCACAGGTGGTCTGTCTAGTTGTTTATCTAGTTCTTGTCTAAGTCTATCTAATTCTTCATCTTTCTTAGACATTTTATTTTGGAAAATATTTTCCATTTCATCGGTCTTAGTGGAAAATGTTTGTACTTGTTCTTCCAATTCTTGTGTTTTAGTGGAAAATAATTGTTTGTCTAATTCCAACTGTTGTATTTTTAACAACAGTTCATTTGTCTTAGTATCGTCACTAATATATTCTGTTTTTGTAACAACAATTTCAACAGGAACCTCCTTTACCACTTCTTTGATTACCACCTTTTCAACTGGTATTTCTTTGGTTATTTCAATAATTTTTTCAACCACTCTGTCAACAGGAACCTCCTTAATAACCTCAACTAATTTTTCAACTATTACTTCTTTGGTTACAATTTTTTCTACAGGAACCTCAACATATTCAATTTTAACAACTTCTTTAATAACCTCAACAGGTATTTCCACCCGTTTTTCAACAATTACCTCTTTTACCACCTGTTTTTCTTGAACTCCACCCGTATTTCCTAAAAGTCCGTACTTTTCAATCTTGAATCCTTCCAAATAAGATTTCTTAACTATTTCAGTTTCATCTAATTCATTAAGTTTACAATAACTCTTTAAATCTTTTTGCTCGTTGGTTGTGAGGTTTATTTTGATTTCCATTAGAAATTCAATAACTTTTCTGTTCCGTCAACTAAATCCTCAATTGAGGATATTTGAAACTTTAAGAATGGTTTATTGTTTGGTAAATCAACAAAATCATATTGGTCTGTTTCAACATCATATACACCATAACCGTGTTTTCTAATTGTCTCTCCAAAGTTCTGTTGAATTGTTGAACCAATTTGAATAATTGGTATTTGTTTTTTTAATTTAATTTTTCCCATTCTAATAAATGTTTATATTTTAATTTATTTTTTTCTGTAAAAAAATTTAACATATATTGGATATTATTTTTGTTACAATATTCTTTAATAGAAATTATTTGTTTTTTTAATTTTTCTTCGTCTCTACTCCACCCTTTAATTTCTTCAATAAAAATATCTCCGTTTTTTTTTACAATATAAAAATCTGGAATATGTCGTCTAATTTGTCCTTCTAATTCATACTCAACACAAATTTTGTGTTTTTTTGTCCAAAGTTTAACGTCAATATCATTGTCTAATTCGACCATTCTTAATAGTTCCCAACTAGAATCATAAAATTCAAGTTGGTTTGTTTTATTACTAAGATATTCCCCATCACAATAAACATTTTCCCCATTTTTAATTCTTTCAACATTCGCCTTTGATATTTTTTCTCTAAATTCTTCAGTGTGCCAATCCATAGAACCATTTTCTAATCTATGTTTATCAAAAAACCTTAAATGTTTTTCTAACCTTTCTTTATTTTCCCAACTTTTTTTTACGTTCTGTTTTATTTTTTTTTTAGCATCATCAGTATGTATAAACATGTTAGGTTTTCGATTACCATAATTGGGATTATTTTCCCCTAACATACGATGTTTTTGCCAATTAACTTGACATTTACGGCTACAAAACTTTTTTAACCCATTTGGTAATTTTTCAAATGTTTTTGTACATCCACTAAATTCACATTCGGTAATTATTTTTATTTGTTTTTTTTTAGATTGCCCACATATTTTAGAACAATTTTTTTGATTTTTTTTTGTTGTTGTAAATTCAACATTACAACATTCACATACTTTTATCATGTTTGGTATTTTTTGGTGATATTCTATAAATATCACCAAATATCACTAAATCACATTTTCCCAACCTTTTTTTATATACTCGTCTAAAAATTCTTCATCAATCTCAATAGTAGATTCGGTGTAAATAATTTGACGTTTGTGAATATCACCACAAAGACTTATTTGAAGACCATTAAACTTACTAGAATCAAAAGATTCCTCACCAAAACTAAAACCTAAATCGGTCTTTAATCCATTTATTGGTCCGTGAAATAACCCGATATTAATTCTACTATTTTGAGGGATATCAGGTGGAATATTATGGTCCATTAACGAATAAACACACCAATTAATATTATCATCCTCATAAACTCCACGATTTTTTAAGTAAACAATATTCTCATTATTTAATGAATCAATAATTGGTGTTAGGGCATCTAATCTAGTGTTATTACTTTCAAGAAAGTCATGATTACCTATGATAACAATAGTTTTGGCAATTTTAGCACATTCAGATAATACCCAAGCAACAAATTCAATTAATTCTGGTGTCATCTGATTTTTTGAATGTACCAAGTCTCCTGTAAACACAATACGGTCAGGTCGGATGGATGCCCACTCCTTTAACGCGGTTTCAAGTATTCCACGATATAACTCGTGGTCTTTAAATAATCTGATATGTAAATCAGAAAAATGTACTAATCTCTTAATCATTTAAGGTTAACTTCGTTTCTTCGGTTTCCTCAAAAGGATTAAACCCTTTGTTTATGTGACCACAAGAATCACATTTGTAAATTGGGAATGGTACTGTTGTATCTTCAGGTGAACCTGTTAAAAGTTTTGATACTTTTTTAACGTAGATTACTTCTTTAAAGTAAATCCCTTCACATTTTTCACATTTGATTGTTTCACAATCTCTTAAATTAATTTTTGGTTTTTCAAGTTCCATCATATTGTTTCTATTCTAAAAATATAGTAAATTTTTTTTATTTTTCAAAGTATTGTTTAACATTCATATCGAGTACTGTGTCGATAATTTGTTTTGGAACTCTAAACTCTTCAAATTGTGTATCATCTCTTAAGTGAGTGATAATACAACCATATAGTTTTAAGTTCTCATATTTGGTACCTTTCAACATCTTAAGTAATAACTTACCATATAAAGGTAATTGAACAAAATAATGTCCTAAAGCTGTGTCATCATAGTTTTGAAATGGTGATAACATTTTCTTGGTATATTGAGTTACTTTAAAGTTCTTTGGCTTGTTTGTCTTCCAATCCGTAATCACCAATCCGAACTCAGTACCTTCTTTATTCATAATTAACCATACCTTATCGGGTTGTCCGGTATAACCTAACTCAGGGTCTCCTAACACCATCTCCGTATCTAATAGAACCGCTCCTCGTTGAATCATTAACTCAAGATAGTTTTTTCCTGCGGTAATCATATTATCACCCTTCATAATCTGAGTTAAATCACAATCAAAGATTGGTTGTCTAACTTCTTTGTATGAACCGAATCGGTCGATAGCATCTTTCTCCAAGACAAAATGAACCCTACTACCCATATTTGTAGAATAGTCACCAGCAGCACCCCACTCTTCAATCAGTTCTTGTTGACGTTGTGGGTCACCACCGGCAACCTTTAACGCAACTTGTTCTGTTGCAAACTCGGTATAAAACTTTTTGATTACTTTTGATACAGACGGAAAGTTTGATTTAACTTCACCATCCAAATCTTTCATATAGTAGATGTGTTTGTCCTCAATAAATGAAAGGTCTAACTCTTTTTGTTTTTGTGAGACAATGTCTCTAATTTCTTTTGAAATTTTGTTTAAATCCATATTTTTCTTTATTAAGACAAAGATAATCAAATAATTCGTATTTCCAAATTATCTTATAACATAGTAATATTCGTCTATTTGACCTTTTAAGTCACAAATATCCTTATCAATAGGTAATTTAATGATTTTTATCTTATTATACAACCTTCCACCGTTTAGTTCGTGATACATTTTAAGACCATTAGACCAAGCATCACCATCAGTACAAATAATAATACTACCATTTGCCTTCTCATATAACGTCTCAAACAATAACTTACTTAAAGCTTTACCCAACATTGGAATACTGTTATCCAAGAAAAACCCGTCAAATACACCTTCAACAAGATAAACATCTTTATCCCAATTAATTAACCTTTCATTGAAGATTATATCATCTTTTGGAACTGGTGGGTTTTTATATTTCATCTTACTTGATATCCAAGCTCTTGCAATGAAATAGTTTAATGTACCATCAATATCATATGAAGGAACAATAATCCTATAAGCATAATCACCAGTAACGGTATATCCTATTTTATGTTTTTTAATGATTTCATCTGTGATACCTCGAGATTTAAGATATCTCATCGCTTCGATATGTGGAATGAATCTTGCATTGGAATCTTCAAACGACATAAACCCTTCAGGAAGTTTTAATATGTTCTTTTTAACATCTTGAACTTTTAACTCTTCAGGTTTTATTAAATTATAAACTTTCTTTTGTTTTTTGGTTCCGAATTGGTCAAATAACTTTCCCAATGGTCCGTGAGTACCATATGTCTCACCACAAGCCCAACAATGATAAACGTGTTTTCGATAATTAACCTCGAAGTTACCCTTACCATCACCATTATCTAATCCTTTCTCCTCGGCACATCTTGGACAGTTAAACGTAATTTGGTATTTTGACTCATAATGTTGTTTGGGTTTACCCAATACATCAGTCAATAATTCTACCAATACTTCAACTTCTTGTTCCATATATTATATATCGTAATGACAAATATACGAATAATATTTTAAATTACCAAATTTCTTCCATTTTCATTAAACCAAGAGCGGCACAATAAGCGTCAGTTTGGTCATAATTTTCTTTTTTGAGGGTGTTGTTTTTTGTGTATTGCCAAGTAATCTGAGGTTCTCGTTTGGCAACCAATTCCCATATCACGACTTTCTTATCGATGTCTTTTGGAAGACCACCAAATAATACGTGTTTACCTTTATCATTTTTTTGAACCAAATGTGGGAAGGCAAATTTTCTTGAGTTATATGTTGAAATGAATTCGGGAACAATTCCTAAAACATCATAAATCTCTTTACAGATTAAAGTGTTAAATCTAATTAATGTTCCAACAGTATAAACATTGTTTGAGTTTAAAAGAGGTTCTTCAATAACAACCTTTGTTATTCCCATATTTGTATAGTTTTCTATTTTATTTCTAAAAATAGTACTTTTCAACATTAATTCTTCAATTTTAGTTTCAACCGAAGGTTTTGGTGTTGGTGAAATATGAGTTAATTCTAATAAATTTTTTGATTCAATATCAAATAATGCAAACCCGATAGTTTTTGTTGACACATCTAACCCTAACACTTTAGGTGATGTTAATAAATTTGATTGTTTAACCTTTTTTCCCATTAGTAATCTTTATCCAATTAATAATATAGTAATATTATTAAATGTGAATTATTAAAAATCTAATTTAACAACAATCTGTTGAATACCCTGTCTAAGTTGTGGTGATTGAAATTTAGAAATAACAACTAAATCATTATTACTATCAAATAATCCAATTTCTGTAAAATATGAAGTTGTTCCTGATGTCCAAGTTGGATTTGAAGTGTTTGTAAATTGATTTCTACTTAAATTGATTAGATATCTCATTTCATATATGGTAGCACTAATATCAGTTTCAATATTACCATAAAAATAATATTCATCTCCAAAATTCAATACATCGGTTTGTCCATTTAATGGTATATCAATATAATCGTAAAGATTATAAGTTGATGCCGCATCGTACGAATCATTGTCAATTTGGAATGTTGTTCCTGTAATACCACTAACAGTTAAATAACCACCAATTGTGGTTGCCGAAAGTTGGTCTGTAACATCAATTTCTCTCCATTCAGTAGGACTTGGTTGACTTTCTCCTTCAATAAGTTGACATAAAATTTTAAATGAATTTGCTGAGAATCCACTTAATGTTGTTCCTAAACTTAAGAATGGAAATTCATCACCAAATCTAACAGCAACATTTTGTTCGGAACTATTACAATCAAGAGAAGGTCCATAAATTGTACTGTAATAATTACAATGTAAAGAATTGGTAAATCCTGTTGTTGAATCCATTCTATATGTAACCCATAATTTTTGGGTTGACCCTGACATTAATCCTACCGCACTATTACCATTAGTAAAATAAGTGTTTGGTGTTAAAAGTGAAAGTTTTGGTGTCGGTAATGTCCAATTTCTATTTGACTTATATGACATTGATGCAATGATTTCTTCATCATCAATAACAACAATTTCTTGGTCAGGAAAAACTTTACCAACCCTATTAGGTAAACCTGTTACGGTATTAAGATTATCATCCCATAAATCATAATATCTAATTCCTGGGTCATTCATATCTAAATTTTTAGATGAAGTAACATACTTAACTCCAATCGCACTACCTGATAAGTTAAGTGTTGGTGGGTCAATGTAAAATGTTTGTCCAATAGTTCCACCTGTAGATTTATGCCACATTAAAGTTGGAATTGATAATTTAAAATGTCTAGCTAAACCAATATTGTCATTTGGATTTTCTTTGTCATATGGATTTGTTGCGAATTTTTCACCATAAACATTATCAATATCTTGATTAGTGTAGTGAATAATGGCGATTGCTTTTTGTTGTGCCGGTGGTACAACAACTGCCTCATTGAAAGAATTATAATAAAAAACACTATTATTACTTGTTAGTGTTTGACCACTTGGTTCTTGATAACCCAAATATTCTTTAGTTCCTAAATAGGTAACCGAATTATATGAGGTATAAGTTTCCGCAGAAGTTGAAAAGACACCCGCAGGACTAACCGACCAAGGAATATTCATATTCCACACAACGGTATTATCTCTAACAGTAATAGTACTACTTGTTTCAAGGTTTGTATCAAATGTTTCCCAATACGATGCTGGAGTAACAGAATCATATAATTGTGTCATACCTGATGGATATATTAAAACCCTACCAATACTTCCAGCTTGTGATGTAGTATAATCAGGTACAGCTCTATCTAAAGTTAAAGTATATGTTGTACCAGTTGTTCCTGTAGGAGGTACCATATTTTGAATCTTATAAGTTAAGATTGGAAAACTACCAATATCACCACATCCACCAATACCATCATAAATTATTGTAACAAAATCATTAATTGATGGTGTGCCTGTAGTTGTTGAACATACCAAACTTGTAACTTGAATATCTGTTTGACCAGATAAAGTTGTCATATCAACAATATAGTTTGATGTTATTGTATAAGCTGAACTTGTTTGAGCAATCCAAGAACCTGTTGAACCTGTAAAAAATCCTTTAATACCCGCATAATTGTATAACAATTGGTAATTACTATCCATAAATGGAATACCATAAGTACCACCAGTAGAACCTTGAACATAATATGGGTATTTAACATTCTGTTTGTTCTTCTGAGGAACCGCAGTTGTGTTTTGAGCATTGAATGTTGGCATCAAGATATTATTTCTTGTTTGACTATAACCTGGGACTACGGTATAATTCACCTCACTATCACCAATTTGGAAATATGATATATTGAAATTGCCTTGTGATAGATTTTGTCTACCAGCGTCGGTCAATCTTGTGTTAATTAATCCAGAAGTATCTTTAATTATATAAGCCATTTGTTATAAATATTCGTTTTGTTTTTTTATGAAGGACTATCAGATGAAGGACCTCTTTCAAGTGTATGATTTTGAATTCCAATAGGTGATGATGTTCCATTTACCACACAACAAGAACATCCATTAATTACAATTTCATTTAGACTGATATTAACACTTTGAACTAATTTTGTAATACAACCGTCAGCCGACTGAGGATTCGGTATACTTAATGTAGATAAACTTGTTCCTGTTATTGTTTCACCATAACTTAATGTTAAGTTATAATTTTGTGATTTAGTTGTTTGTAAAGTAGTGTTTAACGAACAACCAGGTCTAGCATAACTTGTACTTTGAGTTTGAATAGTTGCTTGAGGAACTGTAGAACCACCATCATTTATTGTTGTTAAACCAACAATTGTCCCAGTACCAGGTCCATTAATGTATTGTAAATTATTAACATTCAATCGGAATGATATTGAAGTTCCAATAGGTAATTGTGGTGTTACAAAAAGTTGCCATTTAAGTTGTTCAACTGAAGTTATTCCATCATTACTTAATGGTGTAATACTTCTAACAATAACACTAGCATTATATGAAATAACACTATTATTATTTTCAATTGTTATTTCTTGTGAAATTATAGTACCAACATTATCTTTAACAAAGATTG